CGACAACAAGATATAGCATAGTGCAGCGCTTATCTCGTGATACAGTTTATAAACAGTCAGCTCTCCGTTGGTTCTTTGCACATAAGAGAATGCGAGAGTATTTTGAGATAATTTTTTCAGATGAAGAATGCCTTCATGCCGAATGTGCCTGTGTTCTCCGGGTTAAGGGCGTGCATGAGCATACGAAGGAATTTGATTTTAGTACGAAAGTGCCGGGGCTGACCGCGAAATTTAAAGAGGCCGCACTTAATATTAATTCCAGTTTTGAGATATCCCCCGCAGGAGTGCCTATTGTTACAGCGTCTGACCTTGAGTCCGAATACATAAAGCAGAATATACGTAAAGGTCACTCTATGGTTCCAGCAGAGGTCCCACACAGGATAAAAGGTGGATGGCCTGAGTGTCGTGATAATCTATCGATGCAGAAAGAGGTACATGAGGCTCTTCTGAAGAGTGATGTTCGTCAGTTAACAGAACAGTTTGGAGAGAGGTTTGCCCATAGACCATATCTCGAAGAGCATGTGTGGAGAGATGAGCCGTCTTATCCTACAGTTGAAAGAACTTACTCATATTGTGATGATCGTGGAGGGAAGTTCTCAGAGAAAAGGTGGTCCCAACTTCTGGAGGAGCCGGAAGAGAGAGATGTATTAGGCATGGCATATCCTATTCCTACTTTGCAGGCGATGATATTAAAGAAGTACTCTAGTTTTCACCAGGCGGCTGGTAAGACTAATGGCCGTTACCACGTTACGGCGGCTATGTCCGAGATGTACCCACGAAAGCTTGCTGATGCTACTGTTTTGATGAATCAGCCGACTCACGTCCCGCCTACCGCTTTTGATGAGTTGCTTCCCCTAGTTGGACCAGCTATGGACTTGTGGTATTACAAAATGAAAATTACTGAGTTTGGTAAGCAGCCAAGTGTCATTTCATTTGACCCGTTTCGTGAGGTCTTTCATGGAGCCAGTAGTGGCATTAACTTCGGACCTTCTTTTGTGGTATCATCACCTGACATGGAAAATGATATTCATATTTCTCCTCAGGGGAAAAAAATAGATGTACTTGAATCCGATATTGCCGCCATTATGGACCTTCTTAGGAATGGTAATGAGCCTCCAGTCTATTATAATGTTACGCCAAAAAATGAGAATTTCTTTGACTGGATTAAACAGTTGAGTGATGAAGATTACGTTCAATGGAAGAGTAAATTACGTCTCTTCGTCATCCCTTCCTCAGTTTACCTTGTTGGAGAACGACTTGTTTCTCATTTGAGACATTTAATTGAACGAGGTTGGGGTATCCTTGTTGGCCACTCACATTCCTGTGGTGGGGGTGATAAAGTGGCTAAAATGCTTGGAGTCACCCTCGATAATTGTTGGGATCCTATTATTGAAGAGGGAGATGCAAAAAAATTTGATCAAACAGTCTTAGAGTTCTTCACGAATCTCTATTTTTCAACAATGTTAATACATGAAGACAAGGACTCTCCGGACTATGATGCAAAGGCTCGTATTACTAAGTGGTTACTACAGAATATGATTACAAGGCTCACGCGTATTTTTAGTGACTATTGGGTTTGGCAAAGGGGTGGAGTCCCGTCAGGTTGCCTTAACACATCCCACATGGACTCTTGGATAATGGGGATGTATTTTATGCTTTTCGGGATTCACACCGTAGCAACGGCTCCCTCCGAAGATCAAGAAGAAATGGAAAGGCTTCTCTATGACTACATTATGATAATAGTTTATGGTGACGATCATTTGTGGAATAGAGGTAACCATCGATTGTCGAGTTACTTTTCAGCTTATAACTTCGCAGCTTTCTGTCAGAAGTATTTCGGTGTTACTGTTCGTGATATTCATTCCGGTCAGTCTTTTTGTTCAAAAACTAAAGACGGCTGGATAGTTAAGAGGGGGGCAGTTATGTTGAAGCATGCTTTTATTATCAACCCGTGCACACGACAGGGTCAGTGTAACTTCCTGCCTTTCAGGGAAAGCAGGGAGTTCATGATAAGAGCAGTATGGGGCAGAGAGACGAAGCCCAGAGATGGGTTAGATGTCATACTATCGGTGATAGGACATGCCTATGGTACGTTTGCGTCTAATCCCGATGCTTACCGTCGTCTCCTATATTTTTATGAGGAACTTGTCAAGGAGATGAAGATACCTTATGGTAAGTTGTTGCGAGATGTTCAAACAAAAATAAGTAGAAATGAGATGAAAAAACTTCGCCAATTAGGGACATCTACTGATGACATCCTTAGAGGTTTTCCGACTTGGCGCACATTAGAAGATAAAAATATATTAGATTGGGAGTATCATGACAGAGTGATCCGACAGGACATGGATGGAGTAGATCATGAATCGTTTATGGATTAAAAACCGCAGATGACTGGGAGCGGTATAAAAAATATCAGGAGAAGAGAAATTAACGTTAGTCTTTACAGCAGTTCGCCTGTGGCGTGAAAAAGGATAAATATCAAGATAAATAGTCTTATGACTTCAAAG